ACATTTATGATTAATTATGTGAATTCAATTCAAATAATTAATCAACCAGAATTTATATTATCTTTATTAGATATGATTTTTGGTACTTTTTCTTTTATTAGAAAAAAATCTGTACAAAAATTAATTGAAGAAGAAAAATTAAATAAAATAATAGATAATCTTACATCTGAACTAATAAATGAAACTGTTTTTATTTTTGATAAAAATCAATTAGATGAAATTGAAAATATAGCAAAAATGAAATCGATAGGAGTTATGTCTGTTGATGTTGGTTGTGGTTATACAAATTTAAGTATGAATGAAAGTGATTTTATAAATGCTATATCAGGTCTTAGTTCTACAACAATACCAGTTGATATATTATCCGGTATATTTGATTCTGCAAGTATTAATACAGATGGGAATAAAAGTTCAATGAAAGATGGTTTTATGAAATTTTTAATTAATAAAATGACAACTTTAATTGTTAGGAGTTTATTATTTACACCACAAATGGTATTATTTAGGAATATTATACAAACATTAACACATAAATCTACACAACCAACACAAACAACACCAGATGAGTTGAGAAAAAATAGACAATATGTTGATAGTATATCTAAAGGAGGTAAGGGAATTATTGTATCATCAATTTTTGATTTTACAAGTAAAATGGTTACACAATTGGTAAAAAATAGTTCTAAAAAAATAGTTCAAGAAAAAATATCAATGTATTTTAAAATTTTAACAAGTTTAAGATAATATGACAAATTGCTTAGATATAACAGAAATAATAAAACAATTGGCTAAATTGTTTTTAGCTATACCTATACCAGCTGCACAAATTCCAGCACCCTTAATACTTGGAAGTGCTGCTAGACCTGGAATGTCTGCAATTCTTATAGCAAATAGAATAATTGCAAGAAAAAAAGAAGCAGGACTTCCAATAGGTAATATTGAAACAGGTGAACCTTCTTCTGATGAGATTATGATAAGGATTCACGTTGAAGAGATTGTAAATTCATTACAAACAGAAGCAAGGGTATCAACGGCAATAGCACCAGGAACACCAATAACTGGTATGGGTGGTAATGCTGGTGGACCATGCCCTATAGAGGGTAGTACAACTGGAATAGGAGAAGGATATTCTGTAATCCAATAATCGTTATGAATGAGTTAAAAAAAACAAACACAGAAATATTGAGAGAAATGAATATTCTTAAAGAAAAACATGAATATATCAAATCTGAAATCATTAAAAAATGTGATGAATTGGATGGTATTGAATTAAGTATATTAGAACTAACCAAATTATTAAACGAAAGAATAGGTAATAATAAATAAACAATATGCATGATCGTAAACCCATAGAAAATTTAAAGCAAGCAGAACGTAAATTTACTGATACACCTAAAAATTTCTATATTGGTGAGGTTATAGATAATACAGATGAATTTGATTCGATGAGAATCAAAGTTAAAATTGCTGGATTAGACGATAATAATGCCAGAGTAGAAGATTTACCATATTGTTTTCCACTTTTACCAAAACAAATAAATATTCTTCCTAAAATTGGTGAATCTGTAAGAATTGTACCAGAAGATCCACTTAAACCTTTTGATAATAGAGGATATTGGGGTCCTATTATTTCACAACCACATCGTATAAAAAAAGAATTAGATAAAACTACAGCTAAAACCGGAATGAATGGTAAAAGGGGTAGTTTTGATACAGCACCATCAAAAAATGTAGATTCAAAAGATTTATTTCCTTCACCAAATAAAACAGATGAATTTTATAAAGAAGATATTGGTATTGTTGGTAGAGATAATGTTGATATTATTTTAAAAGATAATGAATTAATTTTAAGAGCAGGAAAACACCAAGTTAATAATGTTTTAAAGAAAAATGTAAATAATCCTGCATTAATGAAGATGAAATTTAAAGAAGATGGAACAATTTCTTCTATTAATTTTATGGCAGATTTTTTTAATTTTATGGCAACATCTGGTACACCTAAAATGAATAATAGTTTAACACAAAAAGTTGCTGAAACTTTTATTGAACAAGGTCATCCTGTACCATTTGGTGATTTTACAAGGGATTTATTAATAATTATGGTACAGTTCATGATTAGTCATACACATAACGGAGATAATAAACCTGCAACTTCTAATGAATTACAAAAAAAACTTGCTAACTTTGATATTAATTCAATTTTAAGCAAGTTTTTTAGGATAAATTAAACACATGGGTTATTTAAACGGATATACTGCTGAAACAGCATTTGATAAGGGTTGGGATCTTAATAAAGCAATAGTTAAACACTATATTGATAGAGGAATGAGTGAAGATCAGGCATTGGATTTACTCAACATTCACCATCCCAAATGTCCTGCTGTATGGTTTTTAATTCCTATAGTAATGTATGATGTTAAACCATATTTAATGGGTGATGAATTGTATGATACTATAGTAAATCTTCTTGATAAAAAATTTATACCATATCCATACGGTAAGAGAAAGATTTTTTATGGTTCTTGTATTACACCAATAGATAGAAATAAAGAATATTAATAAAGATTTTTTATTACTATTTATTGTTAAATGGCAAGAGCAATAAACATACAGTTTCCTTTAGAAGATGATACAGAAACTGGTTATTGTTTTAAAACAACAAAAATAACCAAAGATGCTGTTCGTTCTGATTTGGCTTTTCTTTTATATACAGCAAAAGGAGAACGCTGGTATGAACCTGATTGGGGTACAGATTTAAGAAAATTTATATTCGAACCCAATGATAACATTACTGATTCTGATATTATTGAAGAAATACGTAAAACGGTTAATAAATATCTTCCAATCGTTAATATCCAAAAGGTAGATATTACACCTGTAACCGGACCGACAAAAAATCAAACCCTATTAACTGTATATTTTACCTATCAAGATGGAATTTTTGAGGGAAGAGATTTTATAGAATTAACTTTTTAGTTTTATTCTAAGTAAGATAATATATTCATTATAATTATTTTTTAAGGTATTTATTAATAAATATCTTTAATAAATGGCATCTGTAAAAAAATTCAATTATAGTAATATTAGTTTTGCTGATGCAAGGGGAGAACTTTTTGCATTTATAAAAGAAAACTATCCTGAAGTTTTAGTGGATTTTAATGATAGTAGTATTGGTACAGTTTTACTTGAATTAAATGCTGCTTCAATTGATATTTTATCTAATCTTGCAGATAGAAAAGCACAAGAAAACCAACTTGAATATGCACAAGAAAGAAAATCAATTCTTATGCACGCTAAAACATTTGGTCTTAACATTCCAGGTAAAAGAGGATCTGTTACAGTTGTAAATTGTTCATTTAAAATTCCTGTTAAGGGTGATACATATGATAGAGACTATCTTCCAATTATAAAGGCTGGAACACAAGTAACTGGAGGTGGTAAAATATTTGAAAATATTGATGATATTGATTTTTCAAATCCTTATAGTTCGTTTGGTATACCTAATATAACTATATTACCTAATATAAATGCAAATGACATTATTGAATCTTATACAATTACAAAACAAGAAGTATTTTTTAATGGTCAAACAAAAATATTTAAAAAGGTTATAAATACTAATGATGTTAAACCATTTGCTTCAGTATTTTTACCTGAAAACAATGTTATATCTATTGAGCAAATTATTCTTTTACCTGGTACTAATTATAATACAGATCCTGATCTCAGTAGTTTTTATGATGATACTGTTTTATATTATGAAGTTGATTATCTTGTACAACCTCGCATTTTTATACATAATAATTCTATAGCCAATTCCGATAATCTCAAAGCAGGTTCTTGGATAGATATTAAAAAAAGATTTATAAAGGAATTTACCGATAAGGGTTTTTGTAAAATAACATTTGGTGGTGGTAATGGTGATTATAATCTTTTTGAAGATGCATTTACAAGTCAAAAGACATTTAATCCGTTAAAAAGTTATATTGAAAATACTGCACTGGGTGAAATGTTGAAGGAAAATTATACTTTATTTATAAGATATAGAGTTGGTGGTGGTTCCAATAGCAATCTTGGACCAAATATATTAACTAGTGTTGGACAAAAAAATATATTTGTTCAAGGTCCAAAAGATGATGTTAATAATATTGTTATTAGAAGTTTAACAGTTAATAATCCAATACCAGCACTTGGTGGTGCTGATTCACCATCTACTGAACAAATAAGAAATCTTATTAAATATAACTTTGCTTCACAATATAGATGTGTCACTTTGAATGATTATCTTCTTATGACATATAGAATGCCAGGTCAATACGGAGCACCTTTTAGAGTTAATGCATATAAAGAAAATAATAAAGTAGTTATTCCGATTATAGGTTTAGATGTAAATGGTCAATTAGATAATAATTCAACAAGTCTTTTAAAACAAAATATAGCCGAATGGTTATCTGAATGGAGAATGATGAATGATTATGTTCAAATTGGTGATGGAAGAATATATCATATAGCATGTAATTTTGAATTATATATAGGAAAAGATTTTAGTAAATCACAAATAGCAAATCAAGCAATATTAAAAATTATTGATTTTTTTGATATCAATAAACATAATATAAATGAAGATATTTTTATAGGTGATTTAATTGAACTTTTAAATAATATAGATGGTGTACTCAATGTAATAAGTTTTAAATTTTTTAATAGAGTTGGTAATGGTTATTCAAGTAATGCTATTGAAATGGCATATGTTGATGATACAACAAAAGAAATACAACTTGTTAATAATACAATATATTCATCAACTGATTCTATGTTTGAAATAAAATTTCCAAACACAGATATAAGTATTACATTAAGAAAGAAAAATGAATTATAAAGGTGGACAGAATTTCAAGAAAAATTCTAATTTATACTCCACAAACAGGAACTACAGATAACACTAATAAAATAGGTTATATTAGTGGATCTAGTAAATCTGATTTTAATATTATTTTATCC